AGCTAAGAAAGCACTCTTCTACGGTAAAGTTGGTCCAGAAGAAATTGATCCTATACCAGAAGCGTACAAGCAAGGTTGCATTGACGGTTGGCAAGAGTACATTGACGAAACAGAACGTTCTTACCCTTTCATTAATATGTCTAAATTCTTCCACGGCTTTTGTGGTGTTGTTAGTGAACTGCCTGAACTTGCTAATGGTTTGATACACACAACAGATGAAGAGAACGAAATGACTCGAACCAACTTCATTGAAGAGTGTGGTGATATGTTGTTTTATGTAACCATGATGCTAAACTCTGTAGGTGCTACACTAGATGACGCACTGTCTATGAATGTAGATAAGCTGATAGCTAGGTATCCAGAAGGAGAGTTTACACCTTTCCGTGCTAATAACCGTGACTTGGATAAAGAGAAGGAGGTTATGAATGGCAGCAATGTTTGAACGTAGGCACTATAAAGTGTTGGCTGATTACTGGAAGGAAAGACTTAGTTCTATAAAATCAGTAGAGAGCAATGCTTGGTATGAACTCACTAGAGAGTATGAGAAGTTCACAGAGTATCTATACAACACTCAAGACAACTTTAGAATTTCTCATTTCGATGCTCATGTTGGATATGAAAGGACAAACTAATGGCACTATATGATGAAGTACAACTTAAAGAACTCATGTTAGCAGATACTAAACGGTTACGTAGCGTTAACAACTACGAAGAAGGGACAGAAGATTGGAAGCGTAAGAACTTACAGATACTTGCTGACTATTTGTGGGCGTTGCCTGATGACTACGACAAGTTTAATATGTGGAGTTATGCAGAAAATCTTGTAACTAAGGAATATATTACTGCTCCTTACCAACTCCCTCAACCTGTTTGTGGAACTGTTGCTTGTGCTGCTGGTCATGGTCCTGCTGCTGGAATTAAATCTAGGGGGACAGAAACTTGGCCTAAATACGTTAAAAGAGTGTTTGGTGTAGAAAACTTTACTGATATGCAACGTTTCTTTAGTGCAGAGTGGAAAGGTTTAGATAACACTCCTAAAGGTGCAGCACAACGCATCTATCAGTACCTAGAAAAAGGTGTGTGTTGGAGTGGCATATTCGACATGAACTACACAACCCAACAACCATGTCCATCCGTGTAACTCGTGTAGGCTTGCCAAATAAAATAACTGTTAGTGCTATAGATCGTGATAGTACTAACAGTCTTTGGCGTCTGTGGCTGCACACTAATGACTTTGTGCACGGTACGTTCGTAGCACTACACGATGATGGCACAGTTGAACGTATCACAACTAGAGAAGGTGACGGAACAGAGGACGTTGCTTTGATTAAACCTAGAGATTATACACCATACTGAAAGGGATTATTTATGAGTTTAGATAAAGTTGCACTGACTACAGGAGTAGCAAACAACGAACATCTAATACTCCCTACTACTCATTAGGAGACAACTTTAATGGATAAGATGCCATTACCTAACTCGAATAAATCACTAACCGAACGTAGGATAGTAAAGGGAAGCAGGCTGTCACCTAGAGAAGTAGCTAGTCATGCTTTAACATTGCTTATAGGGTTTGCTATAGGTGGTGTAACCTTTACTATTTTCTAAGGAATAATTCATGTTACCTAAAAATGCTAAGAAAGTGTTCACTAAAGTAGACATGACTGCTACTGAACTTTACGGTGACATGACTACTCCTTGTTGGCCTTTCACTGGCAAACTTAATGCACAAGATAGGCCTTACATACAGATAGGAGGCAAGAAGCTGTTAGCTTATCGTATAACCCATGAACTTGTGTATGGTGATGGTTGTCTAGATGGTTTATTAGCAAGACACAAGTGTGACAACCAAATGTGTTGTAGACCAGATCATGTAGAGGGCGGCGATCACGATGACAACATGAACGATATGAAGCAACGTGAACGTCATGGTTTACCGCACCACACTGTGAAGGCTATACGCAAGTTAGCAGCTAAAGATAACGGACCGACTCACGAAGTTATAGGAGAACTATATGGTATAGCTAGATCAACAGTAACTAACATTGTCAATGGTGACAGATACGAACACGTAAAGGACTTAGAAGATGAGTAATGAAACTGTAATTAAAACAATCAATGTATCTCGTGTAGATTATGGAGACCTTAAAGGGACTTATAGGATCGAAGTGAGTCTAGAAACTGGTTGGTCACGTGAGATTAAACTCTCATTGTCTGATGAAGCTAAAGAACGTATCTTAGATGCAATCAAACCAGACATTCAAGCTGCTATGGGTAAGATGGTAGATAGTATCCAAGCTAGTGTAGTTTATGAAACACAACCTGTACTTGAACACTCTATACCTGAACCAATTGCACCTGTACCCGCACCTGATCCACTTGATGACGATATACCATTCTAAACAGGAGACTTAACATGACTTACACACTCCATACTATCCAACCAGAAGGAGAGGTTCTGTCCTCTACCCAAACTGCTGCACCTTCTTTACAAGCCCTTCAAGACATTGTAGGCGGTTACATCCAAACTGTTCCTCGATTTAACACGTATAAAGGCAGCCGTTGTATTGTTTATGTAAACGAAGAAGGTAGGATGCAGAACTTACCCTTCAATCAAACAGCTACAGACTTGTGGCTAGAACAAGACGAGTTGATTGCACAACCATTAGTAGGTAATGTAGTTGTTATTTGTGCAGATCAACATCTATTAGATAAACTGTAACATCTAGGTCTAGTAGGCCGAAATCTTAATACCTACTACATATAGTATGCACATGCCTACTTGACATAAGCGTCAAAGTGTGTTATAAAGATTACCTTAACTAAAATCGAAAGGACTTATTTATGTCAACTGTAAACGACAATCCCATTACCCATGTTAGATCATTAGCTAGCAAAGCTTTTGCAAGGATTGGTACTAGCAACGGTACTGCTCCACTAAAAAGCAAAAGCAACACTTATGGTTCTGCACATGAGTTTTTCATTGCTTCACTTCTCAAGACACAAGCCACTAAGCGTTACGATCAAGCCAAGAAAGTCATGTTACTGGAGAACGGCTTTGATCCAGACAAGCTTGATGTTGGTATGAGTACAGAAGTTTCATCTAATGAGCATCTTACCATTGCTGCTAAGAAAGCTACGCCTCGTAAGATGTTGAACCAAACTAAACTGATTAATAAACTGTCTCGTAGCATGGGTGCTAAGGAAGCTGCTGATTTGATTGCAGAGTGTACCGATGAAGCTAAAGGTGCAGTAAGCTATGAGGTGATACTATGACAAAAGCAGTACAGCATGTTGTTCCAGTAACCCAACATATTCGTCCTAATAATAGATTACAGGAAGGAATTCTTCCTATTAAAGAAGAAGGAATTGTTGCAGCTAATAAACTGTTAAAAGCTGGGTATAGTATTCATGCTGAACAACTCAATCCTTCTGCTGTATATTTAACAGTAGAATATCCTTTTGGATTGGAAATGGAAAACGGCTTTGGATCTGCAATTTGTGCTAATGGACCTAAAATCCAAGACAAATTGACAAAAATGTTGATTGATTGTGCAGAAAGGTTAGATCAACATGAGTAAACAAGAAATACAAATAGATGACTATGTTCTATACAAAGATCAGGTCTCTAAAGTTAAAGGTTTTGCTGGTAGTTTTGTTAACATAGATAAACCTCACAGAGAAAACTTCTTCGTACCAGTATCAGAAGTTCGTCTTTGCAACAGTGACGGTGTACCTATGTTAAGTCCTTCCGAGGGCCAGCAAGAATAGGTTGCAGCTTGGCTATCACTGTTAGCTGTAACCTTGTGGTGACGTGTTTCATCAATGCTCCGATAGGGCACGTCACCGCTAAACTTAAGTAATGTAAGATGGAGTATAAAGCTGGTTAAAATTTGTTATCTAGGTGCTAATCCCGGACCCTAAGCACTGACATATACCCTCACTCATGCAATTAGCCATGCTTTGCAGAGAGAAGATAGCAAGGTTGCAGTTTTATACTCCTACTCACTTTACTTCAACATAACTATAACAAAGGAACGGATCGTTGTCCAACGTAACCGCATTGAAAGTAACTCCCAAAACAATCAACGAACTATATAAACGTCACAGATACACTGTACGGTTCAAACCCTCTACTAAAGAGTGGGAATGGCTCGTAGAGGTGCAGCATGTATCTAAGTACAAAGAGACAGCTAAGAGTCTGTTGCAAGCACAGAAAGCTGCTAAGAAATTCATTGACCAGATGGTAAAGGAAAGAGAACATGCAAACGGCTCTTGACACTCCTATACGTCGAGCCTCTATATCTGACATGACTTATGAGACTGCTCTTGAGTTTGTAAAGGAACGACAAGAACAGCGCATGAGGCAGCAACGATTGTACGAAGAAGCACAAGAAGCTGCACAGAAGATCAAAGTCGAGAAAGATAAGGCTCTATTTATCAAACGATGCGAACAGATAGAGAAGAAAGCTGCTACTGTGGACAAGGGATTAGATCAAATGTCTAAGTGGCTGAATGAATTACACGTGCTAAGACTTACAGTAGGAGATTTAGTGAAATGAGTAAACAAACCAAACCCTTTAATATAACCAAAGCCCGCGCACCAGACATAGAAAACTTCCGTGCTAGAGACGTAGAGTTCGCTCTTAAAGGTAGAGTAGAACCTGCGTTGCTTCGTGTACTCTGTGGATTGGCAGAGAAAAACCACCATCTTGAGAAGGCTCTAGCCGAGTTAGCTACAATGCAAGCACAGCTTATTACGATCGTATCACAGTTTAGTGATGTAGCTGACAACATGAAGAACAAGATGCAATCTATAGAGAAGTCTGTTCAAGGAGAAAACATAGGTGATAACGAAATCAATTGAGAACGTAGAAGTCTCACTCACCACAGAAGAAGATAAACTAACCTTAGAGGCATATGACAACACAAAATTAGTAGCAGTTAACACGTGTCCTACATGGGGCATAGTTCGTTACCATCATCACAAAACGCTTAGTGGTGGTGGTAGGTCAATGGCATTAGAAGCAGGGAGTGTATCACATGAAGTCTACGCAGCGGTGCGATTGTGGCAAATGCGTAATACGCAAGGACGCCCCGATCTTGCAGATGTACACGGTACGCGACTATTTGGAGATACACGACACTCCAAGATGTTATCGAGCATCACTAAAGGATCAGATGAAAGACAACAGAGCCTTTCCTACTGTTTGGCCGCCCTTGAAACGTCTGACTTCTATGACGACCCTGGAGATAGGCGAAGAACCTTTAGTAATATTGAAGAAGCCTTAATAGCTTACATAGATAGATGGGATTGGAACCGAGCACCTGTATGGATTGGAGACGACAATGAGAGTGTTGGTATTGAGATACCGATTGATGTTACATTTACTTACACTTTCACTGATGGAAGCACTAAAAAGATTAGGTTCTCTGGTAAGATAGATGGTGTGCATGAAAAAGATGGAGAAGTAATACTGCAAGAAAACAAAACAGGTGCGAGACTTGATGAAGCTTGGCGCACTAGTTTTGAAATGGCTACACAAGTTACAGGCTATTGCATTGCTGCATCTGTTATCATAGGTAGGCCAATCAACAAAGCAGAGATACTTGGTATGGCCATCCCGCTTCCTCGCAACTTCGACATGGGTGGGATCGTTAGGGAGAATGTTCGTAGAGAAAGTCATCACTTTGAACGATGGTTTAACTGGTTGTTGTGGACTGTAGACCTTCTAGAAACTTATAAAGACGATCTAAACAATGCACCTATGTTTACTCATAGTTGTAACCGATACTTTAGACCTTGCTCTATGATACCATATTGTTATGCTGACGATGAAGATAGAGAACAGATACTAACTGAAATGGTTGTGGATGAATGGAGTCCGTTGCATGATGAAGGAACAACTTGATGGAAATTAATCTTACAGGTGTAGAAGCTGTACCACAAGAAAACATGACGCACCGCTTAGCTATGTTACTATGGGGTGATGCTGGTACAGGTAAAACTACCTTAGCTTGTTCTGCTCCAGGCAACAAACTGTTAATCAATTTCGATCCTGATGGACCTTCTAGCCTTGGTAAACGTCCTGATGTACACGTAGTTGATTTAAGTGGAGAAGGACATATTGTCACCAACAAGTTTCAAACTGATGATCCTTTAGGTTTATCAAGAGCATTAGCAGACAAAGAAAATGTTATTGACACAGTTATTGTAGACAGCACTACATCTTATGCACAAGTTGCTACTGATGCAGGTATTGCTGCCACTAAAGGTGCTACTGTTATGCGTCCAAGTCCCGGCGCTTACGGTGCTAGAAACAACCTAACACTTCGTATGGTTAGTGCTATTAATCGTATTACACAGAAGTATAATAAACATTTTATAATCATATCACATGAAGCACCGCCTACTGTAGATAGCGAGGGTAATCTGCTTTATATATCTATGGCATTAGGTGGTTCACTTCCACAATCCATTCCACTTAAGTTAAGTGAGGTTTGGTACATACAAGATATAGGTGGTAAGAGGCGTATCTTGGTCAGACCGGGACGTACTCGTAAACCGATGAAAACTAGGATGTTTGATACATCAAGCAAGTCAGAGTTCATTAGTCCTTACGATCAGTTTGGTAAAGATGCACCTTATGGAGCAGGGAGTTTGAAGTCTTATATAGAGGAGTACAAAGCTAATGATTATGAAAAGATTAAAGTTCCTTGATGTAGATAAACCTAGTTTATGGATTGCTATCGCAGTGCTTAATATAATAACAGTTGTATTAGGTATAATGAGTAACAGTTTATTTCCTACAACAATCAATTCTTTTGTAGCAGGTTATTGTGTCTGTATGGCTTTTCGTAACTATTTACAAAGATAATCGGAGATACCTTACAAACTTGGGACACTTGTAAGGGAAGTCTAATGTCCCGTTGTACAACAAAAAGAAAGAAGAGAACACTATGAGTGAAGTACCATCAATTATTGAGTTTTCAGAAGATATTTCCAAAGCAGAAGCACCAGTGCCTTTGCCTGTAGGTGAATATCCTTTTGAAATCCGTAAGGCAGAAGGCAAGGTAGCGGCAACAACTGGCAATAAATATGCTGCTGTGACCCTATTTGTCTCTGCTGACAATTACCCTGCTGACTACGTGGATGGCAATCCAGACGGTGAGACCTTGATCTATCGCGGCATCTCACTTGAGGATACTCCACGCGCTCGGCACAATATCCGCAAATTCATGGAAGCAATCGGCGCTCCGATCAAAGGAGCCAAGGTGGACATGAATAGCTGGATCGGTCTGACCGGCGTTGCAGGGGTGGCCCATGAAGCCTATGAGGGTGAAGATCGTGCTGTAGTAAAGAGCATCAATCCAGCCTGAATGAAGTAAAAATGTTGGTCCATTTGTTGATTTTGTGTTGACAGATGGGCCTCGTTACTATACCACAATACTTGTCCAGACAGGGCAACAACCACAACCCAAATAGAGGATCAAAATATTATGACTGATGCACCAAAAAAGAAAGTCACCCGTACACAGAAGCCATTGTACGCACTTGTAACTGTTAAGGATGATGCAGGTAATATTATCTCTTATCCAGCTTCACAGGTCACTGTTAATCTTGAACGCAATGCAGACAAGATTATCGAACTGCTTCAAGGTGGTGACAGTCAGGGTGCAACTCTTGTTCGCGCTGACATGCCAACAGTCGTTCGCAAAACTAGCTAAGTAGGACTGCTAGTTTGTAGTGTTAACTCATGTTAGCACAATGCAAGGGGCTAGAGGCTTTAAGTCTTTGGCCCCTTGTTCATTCTAAGAGGGCGGGAATATGAAGCGTGACGATAGATTAACAATAACTATACCATATCCTTCTGAAATTCCTAGAAGTCGTGGTATTCACTCAACAAACTATAGTAGGTTAATAATTAAGGCAAGATGCACTTCAATAGAAAACGACCTACTTGATGCAGCAGTAGAAGCTACAGGTGTAGGCAAGAGTCAGTTTGTAAGATGGGCTGTTGTGTTTGTTGCTAGAGAGATTATGAGGTATCAAGATGACCCAACAACTGTCTATCCAGACTACTGCAAGGTTAATGGCAGTATTAAATAACGCCGCTCGTTTCAATGACGAAGGTGTAATCACATGGGTTGGCCGCGCATTTCACGATGCAAAGCAGCTTGGCTACCTACGTGCTAAAGATGTGGAACGGCTTGACCGGCTTGAAAGGACTTATTCTAATGGATTTTACAGCGATAGAGAAACAATTAACTTCCCTAACGGATTTGTTAGGATTTGCTCCTGACCCACAACAGGTCCAAGCTATCCAGCTTTGTGTAGATATTGTTAAACGGCTCGTAAGTGTGACTGGTGCTGCTGGTACTGGTAAGACCACTATAATACGAGCCGTTTATCATATGTTGAAAGATGCTGGTTTTGCTGTTGTACTGTGTGCTCCTACAGGTAAAGCTGCTAAACGTATTACACAAGCTACTGGTATTCCTGCAATGACGGTGCATCGTCTACTCGAATATACACATCCCGGCGAACCTGACGAAGCTACAGGTAAAGTGTTCAACTCTAGTTTCCCTCGTCGTACTGCTGCAAACCCTATAGAGTTTGATGTTGTCTTGTGCGATGAATACTCCATGATTAATGTAGAGTTGCATCGTAACTTGATTAATGCACTTCCTAGGGGTGGTGTGTTACGTATGTTTGGTGATAACAATCAGCTTCCACCTATTGAAACAGACAAGCGACTGCTTAATGAACCTTCTAGCTTCTTAACTATGTTAGACAAGTTCCCTGCTGTTATTCTTGATGTTGTTCATAGACAGGGTGCAGATAGTGGCATTCTAGGCAACCTGCAACAGATACTACGTGGTCGTATTCCTCGTGCCAACGATCAGTGGCATATGCACTTTACAGATGGTCCTGTTGATGTAGTTAAAGACTTAATCTTTTCTGCTCTAGACCATGAAGTAGACTTCTGTGCTATTGAGAACCAGATCATTACTCCTACCAACAAGACTTGGGTTGGTACTGTAAAACTGAACCCTCTTATCCAAGGTTTGTTCCGTGATGCTATGGACCCTTGCCTTTACATACCACGGCACAAGTGGATCGAGGGGATGGATGGTAAGAAGGGCGGTGTTATCCGTGTTTATCAAGGCGACAAGATTATCATTACTAGTAACAACTACGACTTAGCTGTGTTCAATGGTGAGAGTGGTATCATTACAGAGATAGGTGCAGATGGCGAAGTAGTCATTGACTTTGGAGACAGAGAGCAAACTATTCCACCTTCTATGGACGTACTGAACCGTTACGGTCGCATGGTGTCTGTTGATCCTAGACGAGACATTGATCTTGGTTATGTAATTACTACTCACAAGTCACAAGGTTCAGAGTACAAGAACGTAATCTACCTTATGAACAAGTCTTGTAGTTGGATGCTTAACAGACGCAACCTTTATACAGCGTGTAGCCGTGCTAAGGAAAACTTGCATCTTGTAACAGATCAGAACAGTATTAGTTTGGCTGTTAATAAACAAGGATAGGTCTAAATGAACAAGAAAATAATTATCTTCAATGGTCCTTCCGATGTTGGTAAGTCTGTAGCCATGTCTGCTGTAAACAAACGACTAGCTGATAAAGGCTACCGTGCTGTACAACTAGACATGGCTGCCCCACTTAAAAAGGCTGTACATGCTTTAGTAGGTACTACAGATCATTGGGACAAGTACGATCACGGAGACGATAAGCCAAATAAAGACAAGGTACATCCTTTAATGTTTGGTCACACACCTAGACAACTCTATGTTGAAATGAATGACTTTGCAGAATCTACACTAGGAGAACATGCGTTAGCACGTATCTTGTGTAATCAGTTTACCAACATGAAGATGGATATTGCGTTGATCCAGTGCGGTACTGTAGTAGAAACACAAGTTATTGTAGATGTGTTTGGTAAAGACAACGTGTTCATTCTAGAGATAGAAAGAGAAGGTTGTGACTTTGACGACTATAGAGTATATACAGCTTCTAGCGTAAAGTGTGAGTCTCGTAGAGTACCTAACATAGAAGGTGAACGTACATTATTCTATGAGTTTTGTATCGTAACCATAGCTAAGTTTTTAGGAGTTAATCTAGAGAAATGAACAAATTATCTGTACTAGCTTCAGAAGAGAAAGCTAAAATAATTGAAAAGGCTTTTTTAGCAGGGTATCAAGCTGCCAAAGATGCAGGCCACATTTACTTTATGACAACAAGTTCAGAGAGTTTAGAAGAATATTTAGAGGAAGTAGCAGATGCAGAGAACAATACAAGAGATTAATGCTGAACTCAAAGAACGTGCTAAGAACTTCAATGTTCCTATAGAGTGTGGTTGTGATGGTGATATATTTGCAGAACTCGCTATCATAGGTGAGCATCCTGGAGAACGTGAACTGTCCCTACAGATGCCTTTCAGTGGTGGTTCGGGTAAGGTGTTGTGGACTGCATTACATAAACATGGTATCACTAGACGCAACTGCTTCACTACCAATGTAGTCAAGAGGCATCTTGCAGGTTCAGGTAAGTACAAAGAGAAAGTAAAAGCTGGTGAGCAATCAATCTACCAGTCTTTGCTGCTTTGGGAACTGTCACAGATGACTAATCTCAAGTACATCTTGTGTCTTGGTAACGCTGCATTGCAAGCTGTCATGGGTATGAAGGGTATCCTTAACTACCGTGGTACTGTGTTCGACAAGACCCTTACATTTGGTAATCAAGATAACCGTAAGTGTGATGTTAAAGTAGCTGTGGCACTCAATCCTGCTGCTATACTCAGACAGCCTAAGCACCAACTCATGTTTGACTTTGACATGTGTAGACTTAAGACAGTTATAGATGGCAAGTTTGAAGTACATGACATTAAAGTTCATACCAATCCTACGTTTGATGAAGCTATGGCTTGGATCGACAAGATGGATCGTGAACAGTTGCTTACTTCATTCGACGTAGAGACTTCTTCTCAATCTGTAATCTGTTACGGCCTTGCTAACTCTATAGATGAAGCAATGTGTATCAATTTACGTGACCAAACTGGTAACAGGTTTACACCTGAACAAGAACTAAAACTCTTGCTGCGATTGGAGAAGTTTCTATGCAGCCCGACTACCCGACTGGTAATGCAGAACGGCATGTACGATGCCAGCTACAGCTTATTCATGGAACGGATACGGTTAGAGGCGTACCATTTCGATACTATGTTAGCACATCATGCTTTATACCCTTCCCTTCCGCACAACCTAGGGTTCATCACTTCACAGTATACTACCCAACCGTATTATAAAGACGAAGGTAAGTTGTGGAAGGAAACAGGAGACATAGATGCAGAGTGGATTTACAACGGTAAGGATTGCTGCATAACTCTTGAAGCTGCACACGGTATGCACAAAGAACTAGTTGCTGCTGGTATGGATGACTTGTTCTACAATCACATCATGAAGATACAACCTGAACTGGTCAAGATGACTGTAGGTGGCGTGTTACTAGATGTAAACCGTAAAGCAGAGCTGTCACAGAAACTTGGTAAAGAGATAGAACAACTCAAAGCTTCGTTCCTAGAACAAGTACACACTCTTACAGAAGATCACGACTTCAATCCTAATCCTAATTCACCTAAGCAGATGGGAGACTTGTTCTTTACTCGTTTACGTATGACAGGTAAAGGTGTATCTACAGATGTGAACAACCGTAAGTACATGAAGGATCATCCACGTACTACAGATGAGCAACGTAAGCTGCTAGATACTGTAGACAAGCTTGCAGAAGTAAGTAAGTTTAAGTCAACTTATGTAGACATGCGACTTGATCCAGATAACAGGGCACGCAGTGAGTATAAACAGATGGGTGTTGTATCTGCTCCTGGCCGCTTGTCATCTAGTGGTAATGGTTGGGGTACAGGAACAAACTTACAGAACCAACCAGATAAAGCACATGAAATGTTCATTGCAGATGAAGGCTACGAGTTTAGTTACTTTGATCTTTCACAAGCAGAAGCAAGAGTTGTGGCATGGCTATATCCTATACCTAAGTGGATAGAAGAGTTTGAACTTGCACGTGCAGGTGGAGACTTTGACTGTCATAGATCGCTTGCTGCCTCCATGTACAACATGAACTACGAAGATGTACCTAAGTACGACATTGATCCAGAGACAGGTAAACACACTATTAGATACATTTCTAAGCGTTGTCGCCACGGTCTTAATTATCGTATGATGGTGGCTAGACTTGCTGCAACGCTTAACATAAGTTATAGTGAAGCTGAAACTATCTGGCATATCTACCACAAAACTACACCCGAGGTTAAGCTGTGGTGGGAAGCTACTGTCGATCGAGTACGTAGAGAAGGTAAGCTTGTCAACCCATTCGGTAGACGGTGGATACTATTAGAACGGTTCGATGAAGAAGCATTAGAAAGTATTGTAGCATTTGTACCACAGAGTACTATAGGTGACAAGATTAACCAAGTCATCTACCAATGCCACAATGATCCTGACTGGCCTGTTGATGAAGCTAGGATCACTCTAAACATTCACGATGCTTTGATAGTACTAAACAAGAAGGAAGTAGGTGATGATGTAAGACAGATAATGAAGAAACATGCAGAGAGTCCTATAGTCATTAAAGGCTATGACAATGTAGAACGAGAGTTAATCATTCCAGCAGACTTTAAGAAGTCAGTACCAGATGAATATGGTGTACATCGTTGGAGTAATATGGAAGGAATACAGATATGACCCAATACATTAAATTCCCTTGTGAGATTGTAAACATCACAGATGACTATATAGACATAAAGTACCACGTTAACGATCCCAAGACAGGTGAAGTTGACTATGCTTACTTTGCTATAGGTCGCATCCCTCTATCTGATCTAGAGAAGAAGCCTGCTAAAACAGCTAAGTCAATCAGTGTAGAACATGCTACTATTACAGATATTGTAGCTAACTTTGAAGCTGGTAAACAATCTAGTCAGGAAGCTGATGAAGAAGAAATAGGGAAGTAACATGGCTAGAGCCAAGTACAAAAGAATAGCTAAAGAGAACACCTTCTTAAGTGATTATATGGAGTACAATAATGAGACTGAAACGCCTTATGATTACGACTTTTGGACTGGTCTTTGGTTACTATCTTCTGTGCTTGGCCGCCATCTTTTTGTTGATAGACCTATGGCTCCAGTACGACTAAATATGTACTTGATCCTAGTAGCAGAAAGTGGTATTACTAGAAAGTCTACTAGTGTACGTAAGGCAGTTAAATTTGTACGTCCTTACTGTCCTAATGAGTTAATAGAAAGCAGCATCACACCTGAAAAGTTAGAAGCACAACTAGCTATGCAAACAGCAGAGAAAGAGTCCGATGGAAAAGAACCTAGCAGTACAGCAATCATTGCTATCGACGAACTCGTCAAGTTCCTTGGTAAAGAGCAGTACACAAGAGCCATGCCGTCGCTCCTCACTGATCTATATGACTCACCGGATGCACGATCAGGTGGAGGAACTATGGCCAGAGGCGTCACAAATATTAGGAACGTCTTTGTTAGTTTCCTTTCTGCTTCGACACCCTCATGGTTGTTGCGAACTGTTAATCCCGATGTTATCCAAGGGGGGTTTACTTCACGAGTGATGTTTGTAGTAAGTGAACGTCCTAAGAAGTCTGTTCCTTGGCCGGAGAAGCCTAATGAAGAACTATTTAACCGTATCAGCAGCACTCTTGAACGTATTAAAAGGCAAGCAGATAGCATGTCATGTATCACAATCTCAAAAGCTGCTAGAAGTCGCTTCTCTACTTGGTATAAGCGTAGAGAACTTCGACGGGACACCTTTCGATCCAGTTGGCAATCCAGAGAGGACGGACACGTTCTTAAAGTTGCAGCGTTGCTCTGTATCAACGAAGAAGCATGGATCATACAAGATCATCATATCAGAAACGCAATTAAACTCGTTGACCAAACCAAAGAGTGGGGTGCATCTATATTCGAGGGAACAGGATCATCCACTAAGGAGGTAATTGGTATAGACAAGTTAAGAGACAAGCTTATTGCTTTAGGTCATAATGGTGCAACACAGACTGTACTGAACAGGGTTACAACACGCTACTTCAATGCAGAGTTTCTAGGTACAGTGCTAGAAGTCATGCACGAACTAGACATGGTGCAAAAGTTTGAAGGCGTTAAGTTGAATAAAGGTAAAGGTAGACCTACTACTATATGGAGAGCCACTAAGACATTAGTAGGTGCTACTGCATTAGATGACATTATAGGTCATGTAACACCAGATTAAGGCAATGGTGTCTTAGCAAGTTCTTCTAGATACTTAGGAGTAAGATTGTTAAACGTAAACCCATCACCTAATGTTGGTCGTAGTTTGTTTTCTACATCTGCAATCAACATTCTCTTTGCTTCTATAACAGCCAGTCTCTTTACATTAATCTCATTAATAGCACGGTTACGTTCTTGAATGGTAGTAACTTTACTATTCTTTACATCTTGCATCTGTGCTGTGAGGTTGCTGTACTGCTTGTCCCACTTGTTCAGTTTAGTAGTAAGACCGTAAGTACTCTTCTCACCTAATACCTGTTGTCCTAACCAATCTAGTGCAGTTCCACTAAGATCAGGCAAGTCTTGCTCTACTACAGAAGGCATATTCTTATTCTTACCAGAAGCAGTACTTACACCTGTAAACCCTGCATCACGTATATTACGGTTAAACGAATTACGTAAGTTATCAAGAGCGTTCTGCTTGTCCTTAACAATCTGGAAGTCAGGTCCGTAAATGCTGTGGTCCTGTGTAGCCTGTGGCATAAGCCCTTCTAGTGGACTGTTCATAGATGTAACTGCATCTAAGACTCTGCTCTGTCCAATACGCAGACCACCAGCCCAACTAGTAGGTTGTTTCCCTGTAAACTTATCAGGGTTTGTAGCACGGTGAATGTCATCTAGTATCATCATACCTGTTTCTGCACCCGCACCGATAGTACTAGATACTACGTTCTTCCAATAAGCTGTAAACATACTATCAGTCAATTCACCTTCACCTGCTAACGGGTTACGTTCACCAGCAGTACGTGGACTAACAGCTTCATCAAACATCATAGATGCAGGAAGGTCTACGTTAGCCAATGAAGCTACAGTGTTAGCAAGAGGAATAGCACTGCCATCACCAGTAGGTGCAAGCATAGTCAAACCAGATCGTGCGGCTTGTCCTACAGCAGCTTGTGCATTTTCTATGTTGCCTTCTGGAATATCATCTTCAAACCAGTCTATAATCAACTTAGCGAAGTTAGGATCAATCGTACCATCTGGAGCCATCATAAGCTGGTCTAGAGTATTAATAATAGGACCGATCATAACACGCATAGAAGGATTAACTGGTATCTCTACCCCACCAAACGTAGTTATAGAAGTACCCTTCTGTGCAGGGTTGCGAGAGTCGTTCTTAGCAACAGCTTCTTCGTCTCCCATGACTAACGGAGCATAATGCAATGCTATAGCAGGGTACAAGATGCCAGCAGTCAAGTTAGTTAAGAACCCTACAGGATCAGCCTTCATCTTAGCAGCATAAGTGGCCGCTTCTTGTACAGCAATGTTGTGGTACAGTACTGTACTGTTTAGTTTAGTAGTTACAGTACCTTTACCACTCTGTGCAGGATCAGCTACAATTGCTCTAGCACGGCCCATAAGAGTTTTATAATCAGACACGTTCTTTACATTAGGCATGTTAGCAGCTACGTACTGTATACGTGTACCATCTTGTAGGTTGCGTAGTAGCATGTTATACGTTCTACCAATCGAACCTGCTTTCGCATAAACAAGTGGAACCTTGGAAGCTTTAAGCATTGTATCAAATGCGCCAGTAGCTTCTTTAACATCACGTAAGGCAATCTGCTTAGCTAGATCAGGTGCGATACCTTCTAGTCCAATGTCAACTTTGTGTTCCAATCCTGAACCAAGTCCACTAGCAGATGAAGCACCTTCTGCGTCAATCATCGCACGTATACTCATATCATAATGCTTCTGCAATACATCACGTAGTGCTATAGCACCTTTAGTATCTAGTGCATCTTTAATCACTCCACCCCTACGCATCATACCACTAGTCATAGCATTAGCCATTGCACCAGCTATATCAGCTTGTAAGCCACGTATACCACCTGTTAAGAAGGCAACGTGTGCAGATGGATCAAGAGCAGTTAGATCAACTCCTGCAACCTTTGTACCTATCCCCATCTTGTTGAATAGTTCACTAAACAGTCCAAGCTGTGTACCTGTAGGTCTAGCTACAATAGCTGTCTGACTGTCAAAGAATGGAGAGATAGCCATACGAAAGTAACCAGCTAAGTTACCCACACCAGTTGTAAAGGTTTGTTGCACACTTCGCATTGTGTTAAAAACTTCATCCACTTGTTTAGGAGAGAACTTCAATGCCTCGTACAAGTCACCTTGATTGATCTGCCAATACGTAACTTCACCATCACCACTATATGTAGCAATAGCCTTTTCTTTGTCTTTGACCTTAGATGCAGACTTTACAGGTAGTTTACGAATGATGGGAATGTTGTTACCTAAACTGTCTTTAACAGTAAAACTGGGGTCAATCCTGCTTAAGAAGTCATGCCTAAACTTGTTCTCTTCTGCTGCCTTAACAGCTTTAGTTACCATAGTAGGGATGTATTCTATAGGAGAGAAAGCTTCGCCATCTTGTACACTAGAGTAATCTTCATTCTTACTGCGAGAATACAGACCTTCAATAGCACCATCACCAGGAATTTCAGTGTTCTTAGCTTCTTTAGGTTCCAGCCCTTCTACAGTTGCGTTCTTCTTAAGAGGTGCGTAGTTAGGGCTCTCTGCTCTGATCTTGTTGTAATCAGCAGTACTAATCATATTCATGTTATGCAAGTACTTTAACGTGTCAGCGTACACTCCTTGTGTACCTTCAAGATGCTGCTTAAGTTGTGGATCAGCTATAGCCAAGTTAACTCTAGCTTGCAACTCTGTTGTAGACTTTGTAGTAAATGCAGCACTGGCTTTGTACCCAACCTGTTTACGGTCATCTAATGCAGTTGCAGCAGTCAATGCGTCATTAAGCACTTGCTTCTGTTGTGGTGTAAGGTTCTTGCCATAGCTTTCCATCAGAGGACCAATAGGTCTTGCTCTCACTGAACTGTTAGGAAACTCACCTGTTTTTAACACATGTGAAGTCTTAGCACCAATAGCACCTGCATTGTTTACAAGGTTCTTAGTGGCAATAATCTCATTAGCTTGTTCTACAGGCATGGTTAAACGAGCAACGTCTTTAATAGACCTATCACCTTCTGAATAACCAGCACTAATCTTTTGCATGATTGTAGCTTTGGAAGGGAGGTTGTAGTGTCCAATACTAGTATCGTCACTAGGTGGGTTCAGTATATTACCAATTCGACTTTCTATGCTTCTATAAACTTTGTACCCACCTAGAGTAACAGCTAATGCAATTGCACCTGCTTGCCAAGGTTCTAGTTCTATACTAGGCACTTCGTCGTCTACAGGTTCAAGTGGAGAATTAGCACTAAGTCTGTCTGCTGTCTTTTGATCTTTGTACTCTGGTGTCTTGTCTTGTACATCACCCATTGCTATAGCTGTGTTTGTCTGTATCTCTTTCAACATACGTGCAGCTTCGCCATCTGGGATTGTAACTCCCATAAGCATACGACTTAGACGTTGAATGTCTGGTACAGTAGTATAGATACCTTTCTTCTCTATAGCACGTTGGAAGGCTTCTGCATCTTCTGGTGCAACTACAACTTCAACAGGTTGGAAGGTTCTATCTGCAACCATCTGGTCACGCATAGCAACTTGTTCAGTCAGTTTGTTTAAGTCGTACTCATAGCCTTGTTGGTCCATCATTGCAGCAAGTTCTTCTACAGGATAGCCTTTATTGAAGTACGTAGTAAATACAGTCTGTAACTCTTTGGGATAAAAGTCACCCTCTGGCTTTGCTACTGTAGAAGAGTTAGCTAAGTAATCAATAACACCATTATAAACATCATTCTCTTCGTACTCGTCTACATCACGTAGCACACCATCCACTGTCTCTTGAATACCGATACCGAACGCTTGGTTAGCAGGTACAGCTACAGACAGCTTAGTATTACGCAGTGGAACAGCGAGTTCAAAGACAACTTTGTTTACACCGTTTACAGTTTTGCCTACAACACCTAAACTCTTTAGTTTGGTAGAAGCTGCATCTATCGCTCTGCCCGGCGCACCAATCTTTCCCACTCGTGGAACTTTAGCAGGTACAACTAATCCACCACCAATTTCTGTTGCAAGTTGCAGTGCGTTCTCTGCATTGTTAATGCCAAAATCTTCGTTGATACGATCATTAGCTGCACCAAGACGTTCTACACTCTTAGCAACATATCCGTTAGGATCAAGAGGATCAGTAGCTTCATAACCTAAAGCTGTTCTGCCAAGGTCTAATCCCATCTTACCTAAATTAATAGTAGCACCGAGTTGATCTACAATAGCAGGTCTGTACTTTTTGCCTTCTATTAGTTTATCTTCTTCTGACTGCGTACTAGCAACAGTAGACATAAGCAAGCCTTTAAGAAACAAACCTCCGTACTGTTGTGCAGTAGAAGGCTCTTCTTTAACTGGCTTTGCAGGTGGAATTATACTTGAAACTGTTTGCTTTTCAGGCACACTACTGTCCGATCCTGATATTAGACGGGAAAGTTACCAATCCCGTTCCTCTTGCATCACTGTCATCATCGTCAGCACTCTTAGAGCCTCTTGCAGCAGGAGGCTTGTTTGCATTAATCATTGCAGCATCACTACGTTTCATGTTTGCTTGTGCAGACAGCATGGCTGCTTGTGCTTTAAGCCAGTCAACTTGTTCAGCAGGAGTTTTACCACTCTGATCGAGTAGAGACTTAAGATCAATACCTTGTTCTGCAAACGTAGGAGTTAGCAAGTCAACTAGACTGTTAAGACCTACTTGTACACCTGCTTGGTTAAGCTTCTCTGTACCAGTTGCAATGGTTTCAAAGTTCTTAGCATCTGTAGTATTCTGATCGTTGACTTGTTTGTTAGTAATCGTGTCTTGGTTAAGAATACCAAATATATCACCTGCACCAGCGATGCCAGCGTTAGCATCATCAGCAGCGTTATCTAGGGTTTTGCCTACCATTTCAGTAGTACCAGCACGGTTGTTAGCTATAGCTGTTTCTTCCTGCGCTCTTGCTAGCTGATCTGCATAAGCTTCTTGACCTTCATTAGCAGCCATCTTAAGCCCTGCTAAGTGTCCACCACCAAAGTAAGGGTCTTGTGACCTTGCAGCTACAGCACCATAGTAAGCATTAGTAGGGATACTAGCAAATGCTCCACTTGGTTCTGGTTGTGCAGTAGGTCTAGTAGCACCTAGATTATTAGGATCAACTACAGGAGCAGGAGGCATGACGCCTTCAAACTGTCCTGCACCTTGTTGTTGTAGTTGTGCAATAGCTTGTGCTAGCATAGGGCTTACGGCCATGTTATCCTCCTGCTGGTATCATTGAACCTAGAGCATCAATGGCTTTACCAAACCTATTGTTTACTCTAGAATTATTATAGTCTTGGTAAGCACCACGCATACCAGCAGCAGCACTACCTATGTTAGCAGCAGCACCAGCAGTACCACCCATAGCAACACTCTTCTTGTCAAGATCAAGTTTCTGTTGATCCAAGATACCAGCAGTAGCCATATCTGCATAAGGTGCGGGAGTATAACCTACATCTTTGTAGTCATTAGCTAGATCACTAAACAATGCTTGTTCTTGCATAAGGTTTTGGCGTCTACCTGTATTAATACCTTCTGCCATAGTAAGCCCTTCTATATTAGGAGAGCCTCTAGTTAACGCAATCTGTTTAGCACGTTCTTGAGCAAGTCGAGTCAGACTGTCTCCAATAGCAGCATTACCTGTACGTTGTCCTAATATACTGGCATTGCGTGCAGCTTCATCAAAACCGGCATTAACAGCCGCAGTACGATCAAGTCCTAGTTGCGAACCAATTTGGTCTCCACTAACTTTACCAATACCTGCATCGAAGTTCCGGCTTCTTGCTCTAGCACTGTCAAGATCAACATTGTCTTGTTGCCTGTTACGTTCGCTATCTTGCAAACCTTGGCGTCTAATAGCTTGATCTAGAGTAAGTCTAGCAAGTTCTTCATTGTCAGAAGCACCTTGTATACCTTGTCTTACAGGTCCAAGCGATGCACTAGCAGCACCCGTTTCAGGATCGTACTGTACACCACCACCGTAGGTATCAGTAAAACCCCCTTGCTGTGCAAGTACTTGGTCACTAATCTGTTTTAGGTATTCACTATACTTCTTCTGTTCTTCAAAAGACTCACGCTGTAAAGCTAGTGCTTCTCTATTGGTTTTGTTTTGTTTCCCACTATCAATAAAGCCAGCTACAGTGCTAGCAATACCTGGGATTATACTTAGCAGGCTCATTAGAACGCTCCTGTATTGCCAAGACCACGGCCTTGTGTATCTCTACGATTACGCTCTTTGACAGCAGTAGCTAAGTCTGTGTCTCTAAGGTTCAGTGCACCTTGGGCTTGTCCAGCTTTGTTGTTTAATGCACCGAAGTCGAATAGGTTTGTGTTGCCAAATGCTCCTTTAAGATCACCAGCAGCGTACTTGTTAGCATCTTCAATAACGCTCTGGCCTCGCTCTACATAAGGATCAATCTGAAAAGGTCTGTTCTGGTCTACAGTTGAAGCTGCACCATAAGCATCGTCTCTAACTGTATTAGCACGAGACTGGTACTTATCTAATACCCCTCTAGCCATTTCAGCAAGACTCGATCTACCTGCATCTGCGCTATTACCAATCGTTTTTAATCCTGCATCGAAACCAATATCATTGTAGATGCCTCTAGCTTTACCTCTTTCAAGATAACTCTGTGCATTGTTTTGTTGTTCAGCAAGCAAATTGTTGATCGTATCATCTAAGAAATTGTCACTAATACTACGATCACCATAGTTGTAACCAAATGTTTGATCTACAAGACCTAAAGCTTGCTTACGCAATGTTTCTGCGTCCATTACAGGAGAACTCTGTTGTGGTACTACTGGTACAGGAGCGGGTGTTGTTACTGGCTGTGCAGTTGTTTGTGCTTGTCCAGTAGCAGCCGCAGGATTAATTGCAGCACCAGTTGGAAGTTGCATAGTACCTATATTGTTTTGCGTCATAGGGTCTATTGCAGCTTGTACAACATCATTAGCAGTCATCATAGGATTAGCTGTAAAGTTTGGAGAGTTTGTAAAGTTCATACCAACTCTGTCACCAAACGTAGGTGTAGACCAACCATCAACGTTATTATACGTTTGGTTCTGTCTGTTGTAATTTAACAAGTCGCCGTAGTTTAGTGGAGTTCTTCTGTATTCTGCCATGTCATTTCCTTAACATGATTTAAGGTATTGTACACCATCTTTTGAGCCTTGTCAATAGGACCACGTTGAGAACATGGATGTACATCTGCAATTTAATCTTGTTGATCCTCACAAATAGCACGATACGTAGCGTTGTATTCTTGTATATCTTCGACTGTTTCGATTGTATCGTACTTATTGGTTGCATCGTCACTTCCCTCTGTAGGTTGGATTGAGTATTTAATTTCCTTAAAACCAACTAAACAAGCGTTACTGATTGGGACAATCTTGAGGGTTTCTCGCGTTCCGCAAGCACTCACTGTTCCTAACAGTAGGATCACGGTCAAGACTTTCCCTAGCTTTGTTTGCTTTTTTAACATCATTAATTCCCTCCTCTTGTGCTTTGATTATAACTTCACTACGACCTACTTCTGTTGCTTCTTCAACTACTGTTGATGTTAGATGCTTAATGGTAAAGATTGCTATGCCAATTATTACTGCAAGACCTAAACCTATAAACAGATACTTGCTGATCTTTAGACCACTAAAAAATGCTGCTATAGTACTAAACATGATTAATCCCTTTCTCCAATCTCATTGGTTGGTATTGGCTTGTTCTTTGGCTGGTCTATTTCAACATGGTTATTCTCTCTGTCCTTCTTTGTAAACCATGCTGCCATTGCAAGTCCTATAAGACCTTGTACCACGATTGCTTGTGCTAGTGTCTTGAACAAGTCATTTTCTGCTAAAGTACGGTCAGTTTTAATCATCCACAATACTGCAATAGTAAGAATGAATATCCCTGCACCTGCCACACCGTCAGCCCTAACACGAGAACATTGTTTATCTAAAAACTCCCAGAAGGTCACGCTTCATTCCTACTTACTACACCGCCACTCATTTTAGGTAGATCAATATCTGGATTAGAAATGGTAGTAGGCCAACGTATAGCGATCTTACGAGACTTAGCTATAGGCATAATGTTCACAGCATTGCTTTGATTACCACCTAGCACGTAGTAGTTAGTAGCACTTTCACCTACTAGAAAGCCTACATGACCTCCACCAGTACGACCAAACACAACTACAGCACCAATACAAGGAGTGCTAGTTTTGCCCCATGTTGCCCAAGACTTTGCTCTAGGAAACATTTTAGGGTAAGGCAATCCAGCTTGATCTATACAGTCTGCAACAAACAATCCACACCACGGAGTTTCATCATCTGTAAACCAACCAGCACCAAGACGTTTCCAACCAGCTACAATGTAAGGATTGTGTTTAGGACCAGGAATCTCTTTCATTCCCATCTGACTACGTGCAACTTGCAACCACTTAGGTTCTGTAAGTACAACTCCTGGATTAGATTTACTAAGTCCAATAGCCACAGCTTTAACTAAACCATTGTAGTTAGCTTGTGTAACTTTACCATTAAAGATAGGTACGTACTGTCTAACTGCATCTGTGAATGTTTTATAGTTAAAAGCCATATCTTGTGTCCTTAGTTATACTGATCGTTTACCTTATCTCTTGGAACATAACCATGTTCTTCACGTAGAAATTCTTGAAGGTCTTGAATGTCGTGAGAAGTGTCGTTGATAAACTTTCTACGTTGTACGAGTACTTTTGCATGTTCATCTACTTTCTGTACAGCTTGGTTTAACTGATAGTAGAAAGCACCACCTACAACTAGAACAGGAAACCCATTGATAAGAATACCTATAACTACCCAATACTTTAGTCCTAATATAGCATGGTCTACAGCTGCGTTTACAATCTCACTTACATCCCTTCTACTCAATGAAAACGTACCTTCAATCTCTTTATGCTGTTCCGTCATGCTGTATTGAACCAATCTATTGCTGCATCCACTATTACTTCTACTGTAATGTCACCATCTACAACTGTACACTTCCAAGTAGAATTATAGGCCAACTCTGCAAAAGCTGTAGCAACTGTAAAAGCTGTAGCATTAGTAGAAGGTGAAGTTGCAGTCCAAGCCCCTCTGTTATAACTTACTAGTGACCAAGCAAACGTTTCTGATCCACTACCACCTACTACAGTTATAGTACAAATGGCTGTATTAATTGGACCACCACTTGATGATGCACCCGAACCACTGCCATAGAAATAAGTAGCATTAGGAGTAGCACTAAAGTAGATAAATACTTCTCTATCTACTCCACTACTGTCTCTAACAATGATCTTTTGAACAAGACGATCAGTACCACTGCTATCCATTATATAGCACTTTGTGATGGTACGGTCAGTATTGCCGCTATCATTTATGTGTGTAATTGCTGTCATATCAGTACAAGTAGGTAACGTCTCCTGCGACTACATTTTGTGAACCACTAGCACTAGCTGCTATGCGTATTCTAGGCGCTATCATTGCAGATTGTGCGTAACATGGGTAAGCACCGAAAGTATCTCGTTTAATCTCGCCTGTAAAGGTCTCACCTGCAACACCTGCTGCACCTAAATTAGTTCTAGCTGCTGCCGCTGTGCTTGCTCCTGTACCACCGTTAGTAACAGTAAGATCAGCACCAGTCCAGTTAGCGTCATTGATATTGTTTAATGTAGCTATAGTGCCTAAACCTAGATTGGTTCTAGCGTCTCCTGCATTAACTGCACCTGTGCCACCATTGGCAACTGGAATTGTACCAGTAATGGAAGTTGCTGGCATGGCTGTAGGAGTTAGTGTACCTACTACAGTCATGTTGCCAGTGAACAGTGACGCACCTGTAACTTCAAAAACTGTTGTAGGAGTTGCTGTATTAATACCAGTCCTGTTGTTAGCTACATCATAAAAGATACCTGCACTTGCTGTAGCTGGTTTACCAATCTGTACTACATTAGTAGAAGCTACCTCTCTAATACCAAAGTCAGAAGCACCACTTAAATTGCCAAACAGACCTTTAGTACTTACAAGATCAAGTACAAATTCTTCTTCGTGTATAAAAGTCATTGTGCCATTTATATGACTATAGACAATTCCTGCTACATTGGCATCTTCTGGATCACCAAAGTTGATACTTGCTACTACATTGTTAGGTGTGAGTATAGAAATACCTGTTGCAACATCAGAAGAGATAATCAATCCATCTGCATCTGCATCTGCTGTAGCGCCACTACCACCACCTTGTGTAATGCTAATAGGACCAAACTTATTTAGCCTCTCTACAAGGTTGAAGTTAGTACCGTCATAAATAACCCTAGCAACCATACCTGCAACAAGTTCACCACCTATTGCATCTTCACCAAGTAGCTTAAGTGTCTTAGCACCTAGACCATCACAGTTGATAGTTACTGAACCTGTATTCGTAGTAGAAACCAAAAACAGAATATGTAAACCAGAAGTGTATACTACGTTAGGAGTATAATCTAGTGTGATCGCATCAGCAGTACCACCAGCAATGGTAAAAGGAAGATCGTTAAAGGAACCACTAAGGATAGCATCTACAATTCTCCAGTTGGCCCACTCGTCATCATGCCAATTAGGACTATTAAAATCAATGAGACGAAGCCCATAGTTATCTGTATAAGCGTTAATGCTCATGCTCTAATACCTTTACTAAAGTAGTGCATAGTGATACCGACAAAACCTAGTTTCTGTTTAAGTGTTCCAGATACTTTAAGTTTGCCTATCTCGAACTTAGCTGGCCAAGCATACAGTTTCTTGTAACTTGTGTTACGGCCCCCACCATATACTTGTTCACCGTCACCAAACAGACCTTGTTCACCACCACTAAATCCCATAGACAAACTAGAAGTTCGAAAGTTATCTACAAACATTTCTAGTGTAAACTCTCCATCCCCTCTAGTATCAAGACTAATGTATCTAGACGACTTTGTTAAGGCTCTGTTACCTATATCCAACCAAGGAGTAGCCCAACTAAAACTGATTGCATCCCCATCTGGATTAGGATCATCACTGATAGTGTCGATAAAATCGGCGTAGATAGGATTAGTTTTACTTCCATAAAGCCAGATGTTTCCATCAGCATCGCCAAAAAATATGTTGCCCAAGAGTGATCTACATCCACAATTAAAATTCCATCCTGTAAAGATTGTCCAAGCACTTTGCCGAATAGCTGGTTTATAATGATACACATAACAACGTGTAGATGATAAGTCTGCATTAGGTACAAAAAGCATGTAATGTCCTTGTTTAGGATCATACACCCTAAATACAGCTTCATCCAGTTGTGCTTCTGTAAGTAGTGAGAGTTGGCCAACTACATCTGGATCAATCAATTCACTAACACGTTCAGGTTTGAAACTGGTAGACAGTACTGTTCTCTTGATGCTAGGTACACCATACTGATCCACTAATAGCCCGTCATCACCACTAGCAACTGCTGCTCTGTGGGCTACACAGCCATACCCTTCGATCGTATCTACTAGAATAGGTTCATGGTTCCCATCTGCATCGTAATTGCCCAATTCATACACAACAGTACCTTCTGCAAACAGTACAAGTAAGCGGTTACGAAAGGACATGATGCCTCTAATAACTGCTCCACGAGCAAGACTGTCTACATCAAACCTAGTTGCATCATTAGGTGGAGGATCACCAAACCAAGTTCCAGGAGCGTTACGTGCAGATATATGTACACGGCGTGGGAATAAAGGATCACCTGCCATAACTAAGTAGTTACCTACTACCGCAATGTATTTACATACAGGAATGTTAATGTTGGTTAATGTAGCTGCATCTTGTAAGTACGAGACAGATAAATTTTCATCTACTTCTAAAGGCTTGTCTATGCCATTTACTATGTGCATGTTACCTTGCATAGTTGCAAACGAAGCGAATGTAGTATCTCCCCATGCATTAGGGGAACCACTCAAAGCTGTTGCAATGGTTGTATTGAATATTTCATTGACTTCACCAGCACCATTTGTAGCTTGCACTGTTCCATCTGTAGTAACAGTAATAATGTTGTTGTTGAAGTACTCCATGTTTACAAGAGTGCCATCTATCTCTGCAAACTTCTGTGTACCAAACCTTACGTCTACAGTACCATCTGCGTCAATGATTACATTCTCCATTTCAGTAGCAAACTTAGGAGACAAGTTCATGCTGTCATCAATAAGGTTCAAGCCACCACTTGCTCCACGTAGTGTGAAGTTCTGTAGTACTCGTGACTTATTGATGCTAGTTAGCTTCATGGCCTTTCTGTCCAACCTCTAGGTATTTCATCCTGTTGGTTATCTAATTGTATAGGATGGTTGAAGGCAGAGTTATTAAGTTGTAAGTACCTACTGTTAAACAATGCTTGATGCTTATCAGCCGAAGCTTGCATTTCATCATCTACAAAGTACTGCCAACATGCAAAGTGTTTTAGTGCATCTTCATCGAATGGGACTATATCAGTATTTACAAATTCGTCGTAAGACTTTCTGCCTACTATGAGTACATCACCTGTAGACTCTAGAGGATAAACTACAAACAGTTTGCCTTCTGTATCAGTTTGTTCTATAAATCTAGGGAAAGTACCTACAAGTCCTATAGTGTTAAATGCACTAGGAAGAACAGGTATAGGTCTTGAAGAGGTCGAAGGCATAACGTACTGAATATCATCGTATTCTGTAATGTCTGTTACATTTACTGTAACTTCACCACTTGTACCGTTAAGGGTTCTTACCTGCCTACGTTTATGTTGGGGCCAGAACTTTGCCTTATGAACATGCTTGAAAGCATTAATAATCATCTGTTGCAGAATTTCTTCTGAATACAACTGTACCTGTGGCCCTGCACTTTGGTACAGTTCTCTTTCTACTATGGTAGTAAGTTGTTCTAAAGTTTTATAGGCCATAGTACACTCCTAAAGGGGTGCGACAGCGAGGACCAGACTGCCGCACCCCATAGACAACGTAACGAGAAAGGACTTAATCAAAAACGCTACGCTGAATAGTGTGCGATACCATGCAAACCACCGTTGCCAGCAGCATTAACATCACTATTAGGGATGAACACGGCTCCGAGGATTTTAGTACCATTAGGAGTTGTAGTAGGTACATAAGTACCACGTGGGTCTACTGTAGTTGCAGTCTGTGGATCAGTAAGAACACCAGATACAAACGTACCAGCGGCAGCGTCATCACCATCTACAGTCTCAATGATGGCAGCTTGCATACGGTAAGGAAGTCCAAACTTTGTTCCAAACCCAAGATCAATAGTACGATCAGCAGTTGCACCAACTACTACACTATCAATCCAATAGAAGGCTTTAACACCAACTACAGGCGTAGTACCATTAAGAGTAAAGCTTTCAGTCATTGGTTGACCAAGATAATCTTTACCATTAACAGTTACAGCACTAGTAGCAATACCATTAGCAACAACAGTTACATTACGACCAAATGGTGCATCAGCTTCATCTAGTAGAAACGTAGTTACTGTTACTGCTTCTGCAATAGTTTGTCCACCAAGAATACCATCTGGATCAGCAGCAGCAGGTGCACCAAAGTTTACACGATGTGGTGCAGCATGAATTACATCACAAGCATAACCCATTGCTGGAACGTAAGCGTTGTAACGACGATTATAAAAGGTTGCAGTTCTTGCAGTCATTGTTCAATTCCTTATTCTTCCATTACATCGGTAATAGGATCATTACCAAAGTCATAAGGATCTCCACCGGGATCAACTACATCGCCTGTATCCAGATCGACCATTCTTGGCCTTACGTGTAGTCCCAATTGTTTTAGCTTGGCGAAGGAAGTACAACGAAGTGAATGTCCCTGTGGAAACTGTACATGGTAACACTCAAGTTCTTCTTCTACTTCATCATACTCCAAGCTTTTAGTTTTCTTATCTATACGATACAAGCGATAAGAAACCTTTTCTTTCTTTGGTGGAGATACTTTATATGCGGCTTTAATACGTCTAGCCATGATAGTTGGTCCTCTTAGTTAGTTTAGTCAATCACAACACCGTGGGTACGGTATGCCTTCCACAAGCACCATTGGCCCTGCCATACAGTACGTGAACCGTGTGCATCAGTGTCCCAAGGCGAAGAAAGCTTCTTAACTTTCATGTTTACATGCTTAAGGATGTGTACACGAAGGTACTTACTGTTAATGAAGTAGCACTTATCAGCAGGACAATCTTCATCATACAACATTGGGATGTTTTGATGTGACATGCCACTGAAACCAAGATCAACCATACCTTTACCTTTAGGCATAGTATCAAGATTGATGACTAGCTTGTCACGTACAGCAGCACGATACAAACGCCAGATGTTGCGACCAACCAAGATCAAGTCTGGTTTATCACTCTTAAGTGTAAGATCAAGCAGTACGTCATCAAATGCTTCTTCAATGTTAGTAGCATCCAGTGCACCAGCAAAGTTGTAAGCACTAGTACGCCACTGTGTTTCAGTAGCACGACTAATACCGCCAAGTGAGCCTGTAGTTGGATCATCTGGAATAAGAGCAGGTAGACCTACAGGGTCAGTACCACCACCAGCTTGATAAAGATAGTCACTAAACTTCTCTTTAATGCTTTCTTCCAAAACTTCCATCTTAGCTTTCATAAGCTTAAAGATTTGAGTCTTGCCCTTGTTTTCATCTTCTTCCTGATCTGAAATGATAACAGAACCAGCGACACGAGACCAGTTGTACTCAATAGTCTCAAACTCACTAGTCTGTGCAACAGGAAGCTGATCGTAGTACTCATAAGATGCAACATTCGGGTTACGTCCAAGAGTGATAGGGTTCGTAACGTGACGACCACCATCTTCGTATTCTACTCGACCAGAAGAAAACGCCCAAGCCATTAGAGCATTAGAGCGAACCGATGCCATAATCAGTTTAGCACGTGACTTCTGAACAGTAGAATGTAGTACAGTACTCAATACTGACATTATCCTAATCCTTGTTCTTTCATACTCTCTCTTACAATATCATCGAGAGATTGGTTAGCGGAACTAGAAACTTGTGTATTGACAGACTTTACGTTGCCTTCAATTACATCACCATTGCCACGCGGCATTGGCTTTTGTTGCTCTTGCTGTTGCGGTGTTTGCTTAATCTGCTGCTCAAGAGGAGTGTTCCAGTCCAACCCTTTAGAAACAAAGCTATCGCGCAAAGCGTAATAAGCATCATCAAGTTTTATGTTGGGATTTGCGTTCACAAGTTGAGCAATAAGCCCATCGTGAAGTCTGGCATCGGGTCTACGACCGTAGAAATCGTTTACTTCGGCAACTGCTTCCTGTTCAGGGTCAGTCTGCTGTGTGGACACATTTTGCTGCTGTAAATGTTGAGCAATTTGTGCGTCCAGACCAGTAGTAATTCCATCTATTGTATAGCCTTTTGAGAGAAATTCTGCAAGCAGTTTCTTCAATGTCCCTGTAGGATCAGATTTGAAACCTGCAACAATATCTGCACCGATCTTCACTTCTGACGGATCAACACCATAAGTAGCCTTAGCTGCCTCTTCAAACAACTTAGCTTTCTCTTCTGCTTGTTGTGCTTTAGTTTCAAGAGCGGTAAGCTGTTCTTTACTTTCTACAATCTGTTTACGTGCAAGTTCACGTTGTTCATAAAACCTACGTTCACGACCTGCATTAGCAACTACTTTGTTTGTTACAGGATTGACAAGTGCACCGTCTTTAACAATTAAGTTTTGTCCTGTAATATCTTCTTCGATACTAGTGCTATCTGCGTCAGCAGTTTGCTGTTGTTCACCCTCTTTTGGTTTAGGAGTCTGTTCGTCCTTCTCCTGTTCCGGTTTCTCACCTTTAGCTGCATTTAACTCTCCTGTCTCTTCATCGACTGTATCATCTTCAATCTGATCTTCGGGAGCGTTCAAAGCTTCATCAATAGCACTCTGAATGTTTTCCTCTTGTGTAGGTTCTTTCTGTTCTTCTTCTTTAAGATCATCTAAGTTCATTATATTGGTCCTTACTTACTGTTGTTGTGCTTGTAGTTCTTGTTCAATGGCTGCTAATGCTTCTGCTGGTGGCGCACCTTGGTCTACCATTTCTTGCAGTGATGCTTGTCCTTCTGGTGGCAAGTTAGCAATTCTAGCAGCTATCTCTGTTTTAGGGTCTTCCTGCCCTTCCTGTTGTCCTCCTGCTTGTTGTGGTTGTCCTTCTTGTCCTGAACCTGCTTTGTTCAATGCCTGCATCATAGTGTCTTTAATCATTGCCCAATCATCATCACTAATGATGAATTGACCTTTGAAGCTTTCTTCAAGCATCTTAAGCATTACAATTACAATAGCAGGACTTGCATTTGCAAACTGACCAAGTATCTGACCGAGTTCAATAGCAAGTGCTTTAAGTTCCTTAGCAGTAGGTTTGTTACTAGAACCACCAACTACACGACAGTTGACAAAGGTTTTGATTAAGTCTCTAGGATCAAGTATCTGTTTCCAGTACTCTGCAAGATCAACACCTATAATCTCTGCAACATCTTCTTGTTCCCAATTCATAACACATAACATGAGTATGTTACGCATTACATCACCTATGAAGTCCTCTATCAAATCAATACGTTCATTAGTACGAATATCCATTACGGCTCTGTAATCTTCTACAGCACTAGTATTCGTATTAGTCTTGTACTGTCCCCCTCTAGAAGCTTCATTAAGACCAGAGATACGATTGATAGCAGCTATCTTACTTTCTGTATTGAACAGTTCTGGAAACTTAAGTGCTGGTGGAGTGATAGACATGATAGCATCATTAAGAGTTTGACCATCTTCTAGATCAATCCCTCTAGCTGTTCCATCGTCACCTTTAAGCACTGCTTCTACATCATCTTGTGAGATAGCACGTTTGTTGTAAAACACATTACGCTTGGCCCACGCTCTACCTCTACGAACTTCGTCGTTAATTTCATTGATAGCATCTTGCTGGTCTAAGTAGTATGTAACTTCACCTTTAGGGTTACTGTCATCTGGACTCTCATGGAACCACAACCTAAAGTAAGGGAAGAACCTTGGGAGGTTAAGGAAGTCATCCCAAACCCAAATAGGCCAGTCCCAATTGTTGTCGCTGAACATTAGAATGCGTCTAGTGATTTTGTCCCATACATACCATACTTTAGTATAGCTACCATACTTAAAAGCTGTTGGGTTGTCATACCCATTTTGTTTAGCTGTCATGCTATCAGTATCAGCTTCTTTAATAGCTACAAAGTTGTTTACAGTATCATCAAGACTATTCTCATCATTGTGTTCTGTACTCAATACATGGGTAGGTTTGTAAACTGATCTAATCTCTCCACTAGCTTCGTCTCGTTCACCATATACAGCCTCTAGATAACTGGTAGGAAGGTAATCTGCTTCCATTATCCAGTTACCAGCAGCAGGATCAGGGTCCAAGTTAGCAGGATCAGTTACAATACGATGAGGAAGCATGACTGTAGCCCAAGGACCACCTTTATCTAGCATAGAAATCTTTTCTTCTAATGCTTGCAACTGTCCTTCAATCTCTACAATCTCTTTCTTGTCTTTAGCTTTCTCTAGTTTCAATGCTAGAGTTTGTAGTTCAGCAAAGCCAGCTTCTAGACTATCTTTCTTCTTAGTAAACCCAATACGCATGTAAGCAGAGTTTGTAAGTAGTGCAATAAGAATGGTCTTACGCATCTTAGTCTTGAGATTAATGCCTGGCTTGTCCTTCATTTCCATAAGTTTGTCACCGAGACGTTCTAACATTTCACAATAGGGTTTGTTATCTTCTATATTGTCTACAATAGCAATGTCAGGGTTTTTAGCATACAACATAGGAACCATAATACTACAGTTAGAGAATACAAAGTTCTCTGTCTCTGTATAGTTATTATTCAACCTTTTAGCATATAGCTTGTTGCCGCTACGATCTTCTTGACCTGTAGTTCTATGGGATTGTTGATCGTTGTTGTAATAACGAATGGTTTCATCCCAAGCGTCCTTAGCAGAACTGCGATGCTTCATTCCTTGTTGTTGTCTACCCTTCCACAACATGCCAGTAGCTTTACTTACAGGAACCTTACTGTCACCAATCTTTTTATAGATAGGTACATCTTTCTTTTTGTTCTTGTTGTCAAAGCTTACATCAAACTCTTTAAGTGATGCTGCCAAGTTTGGATTGTTTGCTACAGCTTCTTCATTACCTTCAAGCGGCATGTCTGTGCCCTCTCTTATCTATTGTTTGTTTTTGATCGGGAAACTCTGACCATCTTAGTAGTCTGTTAGGAAGCTTATCACTCCTATGTATAAACTGTGCAATCCTTGGACGGTTAGTCAATCCATACTTTATAGTATTCATAGCATGGTCTCTACGATCTACAGGTGCTTCTGTATATTCTGCATCCATGTCTTTTTTCCAGAAGTAATCTGTAATCTCTTCATCTATAAATGTAAGGTCATTAGAAAAGAACATCTTAGGAGAACCAAGAGCAAGAGTTATAGGGTGTCTAGCTACTGTGTCAATGTTCAAGTAACTGTTCACTTTAGCAATGCCTGTAATGATTGTATTGCTTGCTTTAGTAAATGCAATTCCTTCGTCTCTAAACAGTCCTGCAACTGTAACACCTACAACATGTTTACCAGCAGTACGCTTGAACAATGCTGGATCGGCTAATACTCTAGGAAACTCTAGAGAGTGTATAGAAAGCTGTTCAGTCTTTTTCCTAAACCGTTTAATCTCTTTAGCTATATCACTAATGAGCATTTCTTTCTCGTACAATCCTCTGAACCAAAATACGTTGCCTGACTGATCTACAAAACCTTGCAAGTAACATGCTTGTTGTGCAAGGCCGTGATCGTATGCTTCTACTAGTGTAGGTTTGAACCCATCGCGTTCTAGTCTCTCGTAGTAATCTTCTATTACATCTTGATCTAGCATGTGTACAGCAGGGTCATAAGATGGATGAACAAGACCTTCAAAGGCTCCCCACTTGCCCAACAAATACCTATCACGCATCTGTCCAGTATAAGCAGCTTCCTGCATCTTAATAAAATCTTCTGGAAGGTTAGCTTCATTCTCGTAAGTGCTGCCTTCAAACAGATGTATAATAGGTCCACCTTCTTCATCAACTAAGAGGTCAGGATTTTTAATTCCATTCTCTAAGTCTTGTAGAGGTTTTACTAGCTTCTTATAAACCCAATTACGTGTAGGGTTACATGCAAGTAGCATCATACGTGGCCCACTAGAAGGCATAGTAGGATCATCACCTGCATAAGCTGCACTACCACGCATACGACCAAGTAAGTCTAAAAAGTCTTTATAAGTTATTTCAGGATCTTCAACTTGGTCTACAACAATCAAGTCGTAAGTAGCAGACAGCAAGTTAGATGTAGAACTTTCATTCCCTTTACCTTGTTGTGCTACGTACCTAAAGTTGATTGTTGTACCGTTGATTAGTTCTATAATGTTTTGGCCACCTGAATTAACATCACGTTTAATCCAACCTTTGGGGCACCACTTCTTAAACTCAACTCTCAACGTATCATTAAGCTTAGGGAAGGTACTACGTGCAAGTAGAATGTTAGCTTTAGGATAATCCTTAGCTATAGCAAGTGTTTTAATACACAAAGCAGCAGACTTGCCATTACCAAAACCACCGCCAAAGATTTGTATCTTAGCATGAGACTTTTGAAACTTATCATGTAAGCTGTTTGGCTTTATTTTGTATTCTACAGCCACATTAAGCTCCAGGTAAGTAGTTGGCAGTAGTTTTAACAGCAACACGTACATCAGCCATTTCACAAGTTGCACCTGCGGTAACTGCTTGAACTGAAACAACACCTGTTGGATTTAGATACAGTGTTGCATTATTAAGATTATTTGAGTCAAATGGTCGAAGGAACCGCACAATTTTTGGCTTGTAACCTTCTGGCAATGTAGTAATGGTTGTACCACCTGTAACCGTTCCTGCTATCAATTGTCCGTCAAAACACAAGTCACCGTTTGGCTCTTTCCAGAAACAGAAATCACTAGATGCAGTCCAACCATTAGACAAAGTTATATCATCAGCAGTCTTAATAATACCTATTCCACCTGTTCCTGCATCTTCGATATTTTGTAGCAAGCGGTGGTCAAAACCGTTAAGAGGTTGTGAACGTGCAAAGCTGCTAAAAGAAGTCATAGCTTGGGAAGCTTCTGTATTGGAAGCACTCATGTTGTAAGTACCTGTCTGTCCTGTACCTGTACCGAACGAAGTAATAGTCCCCATTGGATTACCACCAGTATCAAAGATACTATCTCCGACAAAGACATAATGATCTATTGTTATCGCAGTAATTGTAAGAACTGTTCCAGCAATTTCGCCTGTAAACGATGCTTGATTTGGATTTATGGCAGTACCAAAAACATCGGTTCGATCTCCTCGGAAACTGTTCCTTGGACTAAAGTAGGTATCTTTTACTGTACTGTTTGCAATCCGCACATCAAGATTAGCAGTGCCTTGGTAAAAAACATTATCATCGGCAATTTTAACGTGAGAACAATTAGCTTGTAAGTGAATTGGAACTACTTGATTAGTGCCACCACCAAAGTTGTTTGAGTGGAATATAATATCGCGAGGTTCATTATCAACATCACCATCAACGACGATAGAAGCACCATAAGTGTTCGTGTTCGCCGAGGTAGTTTGTTCAATCTGATTGCGAATAAAGTCCCACTGACTACCAGCTTTAATCCAAGCAAAGCCATCACGAGTCTGTCCAAGATTGTCTGCAATCGTTGTTCTAAAAGCACCCGGCGACATTTCTGCAAATATAAAGCAGCTAAAACCACCAACAAGATTATTAAGTATCTTAGGACCATCAGAACAGAATAAACCAATGCCGCCAACAATGCTAGCACAATTCTGAACCGTTGGGTGATGTGTAGAAAACCCATCAATGCGAATGGCAAAACCAGATGACGAAGATGGATCACCACCTACATCATGTCCTGAAACAACTAGCTTTTCAAGAATGGGGCCATTGTTACCGACATTCGGGCTGTTATTGTTAAGCCGGATAATGCCCATACCACCACCAGTATTAAGAAAAGCACGTAAGCCTTCAATTTTTAGACCTCGGCTGTCAGTATTTTCAATGTCAGTTATATTAATCTCAAAAACGTAATCAGTGTTTCCACCGTCAAGGGTGCAGCCAATTCCACGCCCTTCATGGTAGAGACTAATTTGACGGTTTATGTTAATTGTGTCAGTAATGGTAAAGGCATTTATTCCAGGAGTAGGAATAACTAAGCGAGAACCTATTGGTACATTATCAACACCATTTTGAAGCTTTTCTGTAAATGTTGCTCCTTCAAAATCTAGTACATTACGGTTACTTTCCCCTACTACGATGTTCATTAAGCGTTGAGGCTTAAACTGATAAGTACCGTTGAAGAAAGCTAGTGATGCAATCGTATGCGAGTTGCTTATGGTGTAGGTTCCAAGTCCTCCTGTACCTGTACCAAGCCCTGTAATCGTTGTACCTTCGGTTACTCCAACACCTCCTAAGGCATCACCAACACGAATAGTACCCCATGCTAAAAAGGTTATTTCTAATGTTGTACCTGAAATGTTGCCTGCATGGACCCACTCTGACTGTTGATTGAATGTGACAGCTTTGCCACCAAGCAAACGCCACGCACCAGCAGACAATGCTGTATCGTCTTGTTCAACTACAAGATCATCATCAGCAAGGCCGGTAAAATTCTGACTTTCATCAGCAACATATATTCTACCATCTAGAAGCTTAATCTTATCTGATAATGGAGCAGCTTTAAGTGCAGCAAGGTTTGCAACAGGTAAATCACTACCACTAGATGCTATACCTTCTACAGCAGTTTCTAACTCTTGTAGAGCAGTTTTAACAGAGGAATTATCAGTAATAGTTGTGCCTGTAAACGTACCTAAATGTCCTGTTAGTAAAGAAGCACCTACCAAAGTTTCTACACTGGCAGTTGAAGCTTTCAATCCTGCAATCAGTCTGCTTCTAGGATCAATAGCCCCAAAGAACTTTCTCTTGAGAGACTTATCAACACTCATTGACTGATCCTCGCATTAATTGTTCCAGATGTATAAGATGTACAATTCCAGCTATATACTACACCAACTTCGGGTTCTGTAAATAATTCTTCACAAGGCTCTGTAAATTCTATTTCTGAAGCATTAGCAGTTACAGGTGCCCAAGTTGTTCCTTGATCGTATGACTTTTCTAGTCTTACAGTTGCATCAAAAGTTCCTCCAAGACTAAAATTGAAGTTACCATACATCTGTGCAGATGCAGTCCTACCTACACCTTCAAGTTCTTGCGACACTTTGTTGCGACTAGTAAAGCCTACACCCTTACCATTACCACTAAGATCAACTGTTACTAGCATCTTCTAATTCCTTAAATTCTGCTTCTATCAATTCAGGAGCATCTTCTTGTTTCGTGTAAACGATGTTAAGAGTCTGCATACTTTGCATATCAATCTGTACTTTGTCTACTGGTCTATGTCCTGCACGATCAAGTATATCTTGCGAAGCTTTGAATGACAATACATCATCACCGTCTCTAGCATGTTCAATGATCTTAGAAGCAGCAGCTATTGCATTAGCTTGTATTAATGCTCTAACTTCATCTTCTGCTTGGTGTTGGAATGTGTCTTGTGCAGCTTGAAGCAGGTCTTTATAACTCTTAGTGTTCTTAGTTCTCTCTACAATCTCTTTGGTTGTGTTAAGAGCAATTGCAGTTTGATCGTCTGTAAAACCATATAATGAGTAAAAAGCTATTACAGCGAGAGTATTGCTTTGTTTAGGAGGTACAGGAAGATCATTTATTGTACGCCTAGTCTTAGCTACAATCTGTTGTGCTTTCTTCTCACTAGGTATCTCTATAAACATAGCATTAACATTACTAGCTACTTTACCAGTGCTAGGATCAATCAGTGTACCGTCTGCTAGACGTAAGGGTTCATTGGTTTCAGCCAGACTCATTTAATCTTGCCTTTACGTTGTCCAACTTTACCCATGTTCATAAGAACTCGTTGCAAGTCTGTCATAGCTTTATCATCTGACATTATGTCTGTAGTGATCTGTTTAGGTTGTACTGAGGCTGTACCATCTGTAATACGTGTAACTTTACCTTCTATAACTCTACCGTCTACAGTGCTAGGTTTCTTATTAGTTACTCTAGCCTTAACTATAGAACTGTCTGAACCATTAGCACCTGGACCATGAGGGGGATCGTTCTTAGCACCACCTATAGTTGGTTTAGATTTCTTACGTTTAGCTAAGACTTCCTTAAGTGCTAGTCCACCTACAGCAAGACCTGCTCCCCCTAATATAAAAGGCAACAGGTCGTTAAGTAAGCTTGCATCTGCACCGTTGGCATTTAATACAGCAGCAGCCTCTTCCTCTGTCTTAACAGTAGCAAGTTGTTCAGCTACAGCGTCAGGATCAGTTACTTTGCCTCTTAGTGACTCTGCTATAGCTGTTGTTTGTATAGAAGGATCAACTGTAGATGTAGTAAACGTATTAGTAACGTTGTCAGCAGTAACAGTAGGTGCTAAGTCATTATAACGTAGTTTACCTGTACTACCTGTTTTGACTTTGTTATTAGTGAGTGCTTCTTGAAGTGAAGGCATGACTAATCCTTATTAAGAAGCTGCACCACCACCATTGCCACTAAGATCAGCTACGAATGTCGTATTAGTAGGTACAGCAGCCGTAAACTCCTTAAGAAGTGTTATATCATCAGCAGTTGTGGCTCTATTAATGACTTCTACAGTTTCAATCTCTCTAAGACCGCCTCCAACTGCACCGACTTCATCCTTAACTCTTGCGAATGTTTTAGCAGCAGTATCACCACTAGCAGCACCAATAAGAGTATCGAACAACTCCTTAATCTCACGAAAGCCTTGCTTCTGCATAAGTATCTTAATACGATTACGTGCAGGTGTTTTATTAACTAATAGAGAGTAGCCAGCAGGATTGTTGTCGTTAAATAAGCCAGAATAAGACATAATATATGTACCTTTATATATGTGATGTATTTGTGTGCAGTGTGACCCAAACTTGTCTTACTTGTTGGGGGGTCGTTTAGGTTCCTAACCTATTATACCGCGAGAAAATAAGCTGTCAAGCCCCTTTTTTATATTTATTCACTTCCCCGACTAGGCCGTTAGGAATAGTCGGCGTATCCCATTACCCTTTAACTATGTTTCGTTACTCTTACAATCTCTTAACTACACCACGTAACAACTACTAACATTTATATAGAGCACGCTACAGCTTAGGTATGTTTAGATTAGATTAGTTAGCATGTTTATACGCAGCTAAGTTTATTAGAGAGATAATGGAGGGGTTGACCTTATTGCACACCATCCCAAACCCCACTACACCCCACTTTTAATTTCAACCGGGGGGCTAGGGGGGTCTAGCTACTAGGTAACGTGCACGATCACACACGTAACGACATGCTAACACGTGTTAAGAGACTGCCGTGCCGTAACACGTGTTAAGCTGCACCTAATATGTTTTTGGATCACGGTTGTTTTGGGTTTGTGCTGTTGTGTAACAGATAGTGGTTGCATTAAGTGACGATGTAGCGTAGTTAGATCATAGTCGCTTTGAGCGGCGTCACTCCAGCACTGTGTTAATCTAATACAACACTAAGCTGCACTAACTAGAAGGACTTAATAATATGGCTAATGAAACAAAACTTATGCAGCCTAGATACAACGAAGTTATGGGTTATTGGTATATAGGTGACTATGGCATAACAATCGCTGACAATTTCGAGACAGAGCAACAGGCTTATGATTGGTTGGTTGTTAATTACCCTGAACATTATTTAGAAGGGAAAGCTTAACATGAATGACACAGAACTAATCCGCAACATAGTTATAGTAGTATGGTTTATATTGATAAGCTGTATTGCTGTTAGTTACTTAATAGAAAGGCGGTGATTTGACTTAAGCGTTAGTATAGTGTATATATTACATATCAAACAACAATAGTGTAGTTTGATAACTTAAATAAAGGACTTTTACTTATGACTAAGAACATACCAGAATATATCGAAACTGCTGCACAAGCTGGTAAGGCTTTGACCAGTGCTGATAATCAGACAGAAAAGGGCTTGGCTCTCGCTGTTGTGTCTATGCACGATGGCTATAACGTCTTTGAATTTGACTATGCTGTTATTAGAAAGACAGATAAGGATGGCACACCTACTGAACAAGACGAACTAGTGACAGCAACCATTGATGACTTGTTCACTCCTATTCCAAGCGAGAATGGTAAGAGTGATAGCAAGGCCAATGGCCAACGTCTCGCTGCATTTGCCAAGCAATTCTTTGGCATTGACGAGTTGTCACCAGCACAGAACACTTGCATCCGGCGTGCTATGACTATGGTCCATTATCTCCGCCATGTCGGTGCTGATTGCGCTATCGTTAAGGGTTCACTCGCTGTTCCCTTTGGCGCTTTCCATCCCGCTCCTAGTGCTGACGCTAGCGAGATTGCTAAAATGCAATACGAGGCGGTCGCTGACAAGCTTATCCCTATGGATAGGAAGGAAGGACGTTCGCTTAATGCCCTGCTGAAACGTAGCGAAAAGGTGTTGCGCGAAGATGGCAAGATGCAAACCGCGAAGCGCAACAGTAAGAGCAAGGTAGCTCCTGCCAAGTCCCTTAAGGATAGTATCGCTTTCTTGAACAAGGAACTGGGAACGATCGTGAACAGTGACGAAAGCGATGTTGCGTTGACCGATCAGAACCGCAAGAGCCTGTTTCTTTTGCAGCAGCAGATTGCGGCAATCTTTGAAGCTGACCCTATGGACAGTGAGGAACTCGAAACTATTGCAGCTTAAACCCTGCTAACATTGCAGCCCTGTTAGCCAATCGGTTAGCAGGGCTTTTTTGTGCTTATAGTAAACGTGGTTTATGTTCTTTGCGATACTCAAACTAAATTGATTGGCTACACCCTAAACATGAATTAGACAGCTTCACGAAACGGTGATGCAACATTAATTAATTAAATGCTTTCCCTTCTATCTAGCAGCAACAGGCTATATTCTAGTTGCATTTTGCTACACAATCTCTAAACTCTAGGTTATAAGCTTTTGTGGTCCACTTGACTTAAGGCATGTTTTGTGCTACAACAAGAATAGACGCTGATAGTGTCTCTTACCTAAAACTTAACTCCTGAAAGGACTTAACATGACTTCTCATAGATCATTGCAAACCATTGCACGTGAAATCACAGTCGATTGGGCTAAAGTTTCACCTTATGCAAAGCCGTATCTTGATGCTATGCACTCCCTTAACTCAATTAAAGACAATTACTACGCAGACAGTGCTAAGTCTGTTGTGTTGTATTTCTTGTCTAATGCAGGTTCATGGCGTGGTGAGACGGCTAGACGGATTAAGGGTGAACTCAATGCTATAATAAAGGAGGCTTAACATGGTTATAATCACAGATAACGGCTGGACCCTTCACTATACTATAGGTAGTGTTATAGCTGCACCTGTAGAGGAAGGTGATGAAGTAGATTTGTCTCCTACACTACAAGATATAGTTGTAACTGTTGAAGCTGCTAGTGCTCCTAAAAGGGTGAAAGATACTGGTAGGGTTGTAGTAAAGTTTGGTGAATATATCCATGCTTACAAACCTAAGACATTAAGTATGGTGTGGGTATCTGCTTCTGGCGGAGTATCTGAACTATTAGACTAACACGAATAAACTAGAAAGGACTTAACATGACTTACTTAGATTGGCCTAACGAACGAGGCAACGGCTACAAGATGGATGATTACAAAGCTACAGGACTTGCAGAAGGTTTTGTAGACCCTGTATCAGACGATCCTAAAGCTGAGATAACTGCTGCTTGGCAATACTTACATGACACTGGACTTGCCTATAAGCTACAAGGTTCATTTGGTCGTGGTGCACAGCACTTAATTGCAGAAGGGATAATCTTGCCATGACTAATCAAATATCAAACGAACTTCGTGACTACCTACAATCATGGTTAGATTGGGTTGAAGATGGCGCACCACATGAAAAACCTTATAGCAGAGTACTAGGACTTTGTAATAATGTAGAAAATTATAGTAAAGTTGATTTGTTCTCTACGAAAGGCATCACAAAGACTGATCTTAATATAGAACTGTGTTCTATGTTTAACGATGCTACTTATCCTTTTGGAACAGCTAATTATTCTTATAGAGCCTTCGCTGCAATACAACACCTTGACGAAGAGCGCATAGCATGGGTAAAGGAGCAACTAAAATGACCTCACATTCCATAACACAACTTAAAGCGTTCGGCATTACAGAAGATGATGTTCGATCCGCTACACAGACGCTTGCTAAGCACAATCCTACTACAATGAATGGTTCAGAACGTGTGAACTGTCTCATTGTGCAAGATGATGTTCCAGTAAGTAAAGCAACTAAGATTGTAACCTATATAGCAAGGAGTAATCCACTATGTCAGTAGATGATAACAAATGGGGCGACTGGTTCGCCGGAACTGGCAAGCGGCCAGAGGGCGTGGCTGATAATGAGCCGGTGCAGACGAAAAACTCTGGAGGTCGTATATGGGAAGCAAGAAACTGTGCATGGACCCGTACATTGCCTTATTACCGCTTCCGTGCTGACCATCCGTTCTACGGCCCGCCACAATGGGTGCTGGATGAAGCGGCGCGGCGGTGTGGCTGGGATGATTGGGCAAAGGCGCAAAGCGTCTGCTCTAGCGCTTTACAGGAGGCCATCCGAGAACTCGCAAAAGAAATCGCCAAGAACAATCAAGACCCCGACGCTCGGGAGCGGGAAGAGTGTGCGCGGTTGCTGGATGCTTTTGGTTATGATGAGTTCGCCAAAGGTTTCCGCATTCTCAAGTCAGATGACTTTGGCCGCCGCATAGTCACAGAACTCAAAACCATATTGAAGGAGCGAAGATTAAACAACGACTAATACAACTTAACTTAAACAGAAAGGACGTAACATGAATAAACCATCTATCGAAACAGCAGAATACAACAAGTTCGTTGATACACTCTCATCTAAGGACTTCCATAAGGATTTGGTCCCAGCTGGAAGGGTAGGAGGACTGTTGAAACAACTCTTAGAACTTGCAATGGTAACTGATATAGCTAAGAAAGCACTCTTCTACGGTAAAGTTGGTCCAGAAGAAATTGATCCTATACCAGAAGCGTACAAGCAAGGTTGCATTGACGGTTGGCAAGAGTACATTGACGAAACAGAACGTTCTTACCCT